TACCCAGGTCCGCTACAGCCAAATTCAGACCCCCGCGATCTTACGCAGCGTCGATAACGTCAAAGCCTGGTGGTACGAAAACGGCAGCATCATCGAATACGGCTACTGTGCGAGGGACGAAGACGTCGGACAGTTTATGTCTGCCGAGTATGACTTCATCGGATTCGACGAAGCCACCCAGTTCACCCCGTATCAGATGCTGATGATCTCCGGCCGACTCCGTACTAGCAAGAAAATGGCTGCTTCGGGCGTCCGAACCCACGTCATGTTTGCCACGAACCCTGGTGACCGGGGGCATATGTTCCTCTACAGCATGCTAGTGTCACCCACGCAGTATGGTAAATATGCGATCGTTTACGACGTTTCGGAGGGTTTTGAGGATCCCCCGATTGTCCGGTCTGTTGAGCTTCCTGACGACCTGGAAGAGCTGGAAAAACTGGAAATTGATCACGACCCTAACAATCATCTTGTTGTGGCGTTTGTCCCGTCGACGGTCATTGACAACCCATTCATCGACCCAACCTACAAAAAGCACCTTTCGATGCTTCCTGAAACAGAAAGGAAGCAAAAACTTCTTGGGGATTGGGACACGTTTTCGGGACAGTATTTCGTGGAATTTCAACGCTCAACTCACGTTGTTCCCGGATTTGCCATACCGCAATCGTGGCAACGGTATCGAGGTATCGACTTCGGAACTGCCAACCCGTTCTGCTGCCTTTGGGGTGCGGTTGACCCATCAGACGGGACTATGTATATCTATCGGGAGGCTTACCACAAGAATTACACTGCTGCGGAGCAAGCCAGGCATATCAAAACACTTTCTGTCGACGAACATGGAAAGCCCGAAACATTTGCTATGACCGTGGGTGACCCCTCGATGTGGAGCAATGTGTCGGGAACCGGCAGCAGCGTGGCCCAGCAGTACCAGTCCAACGGGGTCATCATGACCAAGGCCAAGAACCACCGTGTCGGCGGCTGGCAGAACATGAGGCGGTACATGCAGCCCTCGCCCCTGGACGGCAACGTAAAGATCAAGATTTTCGACAACTGCCAAAACCTGATCCGGACAATCCCAATGATGCGCCACGCCCACACCAATCCGGAAGATTTGGACACTCGGGACGAGGACCATGCCGTAGATGCCCTCAGGTATCTGCTAGGCTGCCGTCCGTACGAGGTCAGCAAGCGCCCTTCCAAAAGGTATGCGGAGGGGGCGGAAGGTCGAGTACAGAAGTACATCGAACGGCTTGACAAGGCCGCAAAGAAACGTAAGGACCGCTGGTAATGCAAGTAGTGAATCACTACCTATATCTCCCCGGATCGTGCCTGTTTTGCCGATCCTCCAACCTACCGGTGATTGATACCGGTCAGGACCTGGACTGGCCCAACGACCCGAACTCCCCCAATCCGTCCGCCAACACTCGCCTGTACATCTGTGCGGACTGCGGAATCGAGTTGGCCAGGATGGTTATGGACTCCAGGGGCCTTACGGTTGTCCCCGAAAACGTCATCCCCGAGCTGAAGTCAACGATCGACACCCTGTCGAAGAACAATGTCGAGCTTGCCCAGCGCAACGGGGACCTCGAAAACACAATGCGAATTCTGTCAACTGTGCCGCCCCAGCCCCAGGAATCGCCCGCCAAGAAGACCTTCAAGGTCGTCGGTTCCCTGGAAGGAGAAACTGAAGTATGATATGGCTAGCTATTGTCGCGCTCGGTAACATGGGTGTGACAGCATGGCTCGTACGAGAGAACCGGAGAATTACACAGATGGCTATGTCCCGACACACGGGAGATTTTGCAGCGATGATCCGGGCTGAAAAGCCGCGCCCCAGCAAGAAGAAGGAAAAGGAAGCTGATTCCCCCCACTATTCATGGCAGAATCCGCTTGAAGGAGTCGCACCGTAATGCCTGACGAGAAGCCCTGGTCTCCTCCGGAGGCCCGCAAGATTGTCAACATGTGGCAGGAAGCCGACCAGTATCTCGTCAAGGAGCGGCGTGATTACTGGATGAATGCGTCGTACTACGCCTCTCACCAGTGGATTTGGTGGGATTTCAGCCGCAATATCGTGCAGGAGCTGGATTACGCCAATGAGGCGGAAAAGGGTTCCCGTATCACGGTTGACAAGTATGGCCCTCGAACCAGGTCTCTTTTGGCAAGATTGATGCGAAGTGAACTGATTTGGGAAGTCCAGCCGTCGGGCATGGATGACTCGTCAATGCGTAGGCAGCGCCTCCAGGAGCAGATCCTGGTTGGGGAGCAGCGCCACAACAAATGGGAGGAAATCCGTGAGATGGAGATTCTGCAGACGCTGTTCGGCGGTGCCGCGGCGATCGCAGTCGACTGGGACCCCGACCGGGGAGAGGATTATCTTATTGATCCCATCAGCCAAATCTCCGTTCCTTTGGGCGGTGTTCGGCTTACCACCCTCGGAATCAACGAGTTCACACTAGAGCCTGGCAGCCAAAACGCAGAGGACGCCCGTTGGTGGATGCGCTGCACCAGCCTCCCGCCGGAGCAGGTCAAGGAACGCTACAACCTTCCCGAAACACCCCAGGCTGATGCCGAGGCGATGCTCTCTGCCCGCCACCGCAGCATTCTTCTTCGCCGCCCTGGCGGTTCCCCGCCTCGTACCACCCTTGTTTATGTGTACTACGAGCGCCCAACACAGAACACCCCGGGCTGCGTCGTTCATGTCGTAAACAACAAGATTGTTGAGATGCAGGAAACCTGGCCGTTCCCATTCAAGCACCTCAATTTGTCGCTTTTCCGGCAGAGCAAGATCCCGAACACCTGGGTTGGGCATACGCTTTTGACCCCCGCCCGCGACGTTCAGTACGCCTACAACCGCGCCCGCTCCACCATTTTGGAGCATATGCGGAAGGCTGCAAACGCTCGTTTGATGGTTCCGGCCGGCTCCGTGGACGATGCGGACGCAATCACCATCGACCCCGCCGACATCCTGGAATACAACGCCGAACTGGGCGAACCGCACTGGCAGACCGCTCCCGAGGTTCCGCGCTGGATTTCCGGCGAGGCAGCCCAGCTTGAGGCGGAACTTGACGACATCTTCCATACACATCAAACCACCCGTGGTGAAGCCCCTGGCGACAGAAACAGCGGTCTCGCGCTGTCCCTGCTCGCGGAAAAGGATGACACACCCCTGCATCCGATGGCAAAGGACCAGTCGGAGGGTTGGGGCCGGGTTGCTGAAATGACCCTTCTTCTCTACAAGCAGAATGCGGACAGCAACGAGATCACCCGCAAGTCGATTGTTTTGACCGAACAGGGCGTTCCCCATCAGATCTCCTGGGGTGCGAAGGATATCGACGACCGCCCGACGGTCCTGGTTCCGATGGATGCGACTGCCCCGAGAAGCAAGATCGCAACCCAGTCGATCCTGACCTCCCTCGCCCAGCAGTTCCCGAACGTCTTCGCCAATATCAACCCCCGCCAGCTGTCCAAGATGCTTGGCCTGCCGGACCCGAAGCAGTTCCTGTCTCAGATGGACCCGGACGAAGCCAAGGCGGAGTGGGAAAACGGCCTGCTCATGCAGGGTGTCCCGGTTATTCCGGAGGACTTCGACGTCCACGACATGCATATCTACGTCCACAACGTCGAAAGAAAGTCCCCCGCATACGAGCTTGCAGACCCCCAGGTCAAGCAAATCATCGACATGCACATCATGGCCCACATGCAGTACCTCACAAACGAGAGTGCAGCCGTCATGGCCCAGTCCGATCAGGCGGCCCTGGGAGAGCAGATGGACCCAGGCGTCACCGCAGCCCTCCAGGCCGGAGTCGGCCTTCCCCTCCCACCCAACGGTCTCCAGCAGGAGCAGGAGATGATGGACGAAGAAATGATGGGTGAAGAGATGATGGAGCCCGAAATGGGCGATGAGGCCATGCTAATGTCAGAAAACCCAAACCTATTCGGAGGAATGTAAATGTCAGACGAAACACCCATCAACTACACTGATTATGTCGATCAGCCAGCAGCAGAGCCGGCAGTCGAGGAAACCGGTGATGTCAACTGGGAAGAGCGGTACCGCAGCGAGGTACAGGACAGGATCCGCGAGCGCGAGCGCTACAAGCCGATTCGTCAGGTTTTTGACCAAATGCACCCCGACGACGCAGCCGCCGTTCAGGGTTTTGCCCAGGCTTGGGCCTCGGGAGACCAGGAAACCGCAATCCGCTGGATGATCGAGAACGCCAAGACCCTGGCTGGAGACAACTTCTATGACATCGCTGGCGTGAATAGCCGGGGCCAGACTCAGCAGGACGTCTGGAACGAGGCGGTTGACGACGCCCAGCAGGCGGGTCTTACCCCCCAGCAGGTTGATCGGCTTATCGAGGAGCGCATGCAGGCGTTTCAGCATGAGCAGGTTGTCCAGCAGTTTGAGTACGAAATCGAGCAGACCCTCCATGAAGCCGGTTACGACCCGAACAGCCCGCTGGCCATCGCCGCCATCGCTGCTGCCCAGCAGCGCGAAGACCTTGATCTCGGTGCAGCCATCGCAGACATCGAGAATCAGATTCTCACCCAGGCCCAGTCAATCGTGCAGCGCAGGCAGAATCCATCCGCTGGCATGCCGTCTGCTGCACCCGCCGGCGGTGTTCCCGCCCGGATGGATGTTGCTGGCATGACGCCGCGAGATCGGGCCATCGCTCGACTTCAGCAAAACGGCCTCTGACACTACTTGACAGGCGATCTGCATAGTCTAAAATAAATCTATCGTCCCTGGATAGGGTCGATGTACAACATAGTCACCATAAGGCACGTTGACGGAATGTCACGGTTCTAAAGCTCGGAGAGCAAAGGAATCGCCCGAGGGGTCTTACCACCTTTCCATCCATTAACCAACTCAACAGTAAGGAATAAAAAGTGCCCGCAAGCCTTTCCACCGTTGATGCAATCCTGAAGGACGACTACAAGGATTACATCGATCAACTCAACCAGGCGACGTTTCTTCTCTCGCAGATCGAAACCCGCCGCGACACAGTTACGGGCCGTATCGCCCGTCACGCCATCCACCTCGGCCGTTCGTCCGGCGTCGGTGCTCGCGGAGAGAATGGCACTCTCCCGACCGCCGGCAACCAGGCGTTCGCCACGGTCCCGGTCCCGGTCAGGTACGTCTACGGGCGTATCCAGCTGAGCGGCCCGACGATTCGCCAGGCGGTCACCGACCGTGGCGCGTTCGTCGACGCACTCGATGCTGAAATGCAGGGCATCCGCAAGGACGCAATGAAGGACGTCAACCGCCAGCTGTGGGGCACCTCCAACGGTGTCATCGCCCAGTGCGGCACGACTTCTTCGTCCACCACGGTTGTCCTGGCGTCCACCACCGGCACCACGGCCCTCCGCAACCTGTACTTCGACGGCGGCATGGTCGTCGACATCGGCACGGTTGCATCTCCGACGACGGTTGCCTCGGCCCGTACGGTCACCTCGGTCGACACCTCGGCCAAGACGATGGTGATCTCCGGCGCAGCGGTTACGACCAGCTCCTCGCACTTCGTCTTCCGGGCGGGTGCAGGTGGCGCGTCGAGCAACACCGGCCAGCCCAATGACGGTCAGATCGAGCTGACTGGCGTTCAGACCATCGTGTCTGACTCGGCAGTCCTGCACACGATCAACCCGTCGAGCCAGCCGAACTGGAAGGCGTACGTGAACAGCAACGGCGGCACCAACCGTGCCGTGTCGGAGACGCTGATCACCGGTGCAATCATGAAGACCCTGATCGCCTCCGGCAAGAAGCCCACGCTTCTCGTCTCGGCTGAGGGTGTTCACCTGTCCGTCGCCAACCTGTTCCTGTCGCTCAAGCGCAACATGGAGCAGACCCAGCTCAAGGGTGGCTACGCCGGTATCCAGTACTACTCGCCTTCGGTCTCCGGCCAGGGCGATGAGGGTCCGACTGTCCTCTATGCAGACTTCGACTGCCCGAACAACAGGCTCTACGGAATCAACCCCGAGAGCCTGGTGTGGCATCAGGTCGGCGAGGGCTGGCAGTTCATGGACCTGGACGGCGCAGTGATGAACCGCAAGCCGGACCTGGACGCCTACGAGGCGACCCTGACCTGCTACGCGGAGCTCGCCTGCAAGCAGCGGAACAGCCACTTCGTGATCTCCGACCTGACGGAGACCTCGATCTGACATGGCCGCTTCGGTTAGCGTCGTCACCGGCCCCGAGGTTCCGGGGAATCGGAAGTTTGTCACCGCTGACGTGACGTTCGACTCGTCGTACGCTACGGGGGGTGAGGCCATCTCGGTCTCATCCCTCGGGCTGACGAGGCTGGACTTCATGTGGGTTTCGGGCGATGACGGCTATGTCCCCCAGTGGGACGGATCCCTCACCGCACCCAAGATCAAGCTGTATTGGGTTGACACCACCACCGATGGCGCACCGATGGCAGAGGTTGCCTCAACGACAGACGTTTCATCCGTCGTCGTCAAGGTCTTCGCCTTCGGAGCGTAAGCAAATCATTCTCCGGCCGGGGGGTTTCTCCTTTCCCCCCGGCCGGTTGAACACGGAGGAAAAATGTTTGCAAGAGATCTGATGGGGGGTCATATCCCCGATTCCGACCAGTGGATCGAAGTTTCTTTTGACGTTTTCGACATTGTTCGGAGAATCAGAGAGGGCGACGAATCCGGCTGGAGGGGTGACCCAAACGCCAGCATTATGTTCAATCCAGTCACCCGTCACTTTGAGGTGTGGTTGGTGGACGACAAGAACATTCCCTACATCGCCTGCAGTTCCGAGCGTTGCGACCATTCGCTGATCGTAAAGCTCATTGAAGGGGACTGGCAAAAGGGGAAGAAACTCCTTGAGGAGATTCAAAAGAAGAACCGCCTAGCCCATGAGGCAAAACTCAGCATGGACAGGGACCGCGCGGAGGAAATTGCTGATAAAATGCATTGGGCCATCATCAGGGATCTCGGTCACCTGGAGGGTGGAACACGCCGGCAATATTCATTCAACGAAAAAGGTAAGTAGTGGCTACAACGCCAGCAGAACAGAATATCGCAATTGTTCGCGGTGATACTGTAACTGTCGTTGTCACGATTACCTCAGACGGGACCACGCCGATCAATATCACCGGCAGGACCTATTCTTCAATGGTCCGCATGGACTACGACTCTTCTACGCCTGCTGCCACTTTCACCTGTGTTGTTACAAACGGGGCTGCCGGCCAGGTAACCCTCTCGCTTTCTGCTGCATCTACCGCCCTGATGACTCCCTACACCTACGTATGGGATCTTCAGGAAAACGCTTCGGGTGTTATTTCTACCCTGCTGGCCGGTCAGTTTGTTATTCTTCCTGACGTGACGAGGTAGTCGTGGCGACTATCAACGTTACCGTTACGGTATCTACGGAGACATCCCAGGCAGCCG